TAGGACTGAACTGTATTAAACAAATAGTTGAGGATGAAGAAAGAGAGGAAGAGGCTAGTTATAGAAAGCAGGCCTATTTAGACTTTGCCGCAACTCGTGGCTTGGAGGCGTAGTATGACAAAAGAACCAAAAGAAATGTTTTCAGCAGTATTTGAGAAATATGATAATGCTTCTGAGGCGCATAAAAGAAAGACACATTTTAGTGATGTGAGGAGTAGAGAAGGAGGAATAGTAAAAAAGTATATAGTCTTTGATGAAAAAGTATCCTCTACTATACCAAAAGAGTTAAGTTTAGGTGAATATGTAGCATTCTTGGCCGATGTTGAGTTCAAAAATGTGCAGTTTTTAAGTGTATATGAATTAAGTGGAGCATAATTTAAAGAGGAAATATGCAGTATTTAGAAGCGTTATTTAAAGATATTGACGAAAACAGTAATAAAACCAACAAGATTCGTCGAAAAGCCTGGGAAGATAAAGCTTGGATAGAAGGCGGATCGCATAGCGCAATGCGTCATTATACTACCGAAAGTGATTGGACAGAATATAAACCTGATATCGAAATGTTAGAGGATGACTGGGAAGTATATCATAATGTAGAAAGTAAATCTTTATTTACGGCGGTATTTGAGAGATACGAGTACGGGAAAGAAGTACTCAGGAAAAAAACTCATTTCCGTGATGTTAGAGTAAGAGAAGGAGGCCTTGTATCTCGGAAGTTAGTTTTTGACGAAGATGTTTCAAGTAAGATAGTAGGTCATTTAACATTCGGCGAATACGTTGCTTTTATTGCCGATATTGAATTTAAGAATATCGAATTTGAGTATCCACATAAATTATCTAACGAGGTATTATGAGAGTAGAACTAGACAGAGAAGAAGTGATTGCCTTGCGTGAAGCAGGGTTGCTCCAAAAAGAAATCGCGAGAAAGCTGAGTGTCACAGCGAAGACGTTATCTACTTTTATGAAAGTAAATGGTCTCGAAACAAAAAGACCTACTAAGTACAAAAAACCCCGCGAAGAAGAAATAACTATCATTAATAATGTCAATACTGGCTACACACATATGGCAATTGAAAAAAAACGAACTATTAAAAATGAAGACAAAAATCTTTTTATTCCTGAAAAATGGAATTGGAGGGGTTATGCGTAGTCAGGAAAAAGAGAATTGGCTAAGAGAGAGAAAAAGCTATATTGGCGGTAGTGATGTTGCTTCTATCTGCGGCTTAAACAAATACAAGTCGGCTATGGGAATATATCTAGAGAAGACTTCTAGCGATATTGAAGAAACTCCAACTAATGGTGCTATAGAATGGGGAACTCGTTTAGAGGATACTATTGCCGAGGCTTATTCAGCAAAAACTGGTTTTACTATTGAGGTTGAGCTTAATGTTATACGCCACCCTGAGCATAGCTTTATCGCTGCTAATATAGATAGATGGGCAAATGGGAAGAAACATATCTTAGAATGTAAGACGGCGGGTTATATGATGTCTAAGGAATGGGGGCAAGAATATACCGATCAGATTCCAGAAAATTATTTGTGCCAAGTCGCTTATTATGCAGCTATTTGTGATGTTGAGAAAGTAGATATTGCAGTACTTATCGGGGGCCAAAATTTTCGTATCTATACATATAATCGTAATAGAGACTTTGAAAGTAAGTTGATTAAAGTAGCATATAACTTTTGGCATAACAATGTTCTAAAAGGGATTCCGCCTGAAGCAACCTCAACAGATGACATATTGGCACTCTATCCTAAAGCTCAAGAGTTTATGCTAGAAGCTGATAATGAGATAGTCGATAAAGTTATGAAGTTGCAGGAGCTAAAGAATGAGGAAAAGAATATATGCAACGCCGCCCGAAGTCTCCAATTTGAAATACAAAACTTTATGAAAGATGCGGATATTTTAGTAGATCATTCTGGTAATTGCTTGGCTACTTGGAAAAATTCAAGTCCGAGGGTTGCCCTTGATGTTAAGCGTTTACAAGAAGAGCATAATGATATCTACCAGCAATACGCTAAGGAGAAAGAAGGCTCAAGAATGTTTTTAATTAAGTAATGGAGAAAATTATGAACGACATTAAAGATATAGAACAAATGTTAGAATCAATAAATAAATTTAAACTTCCAGAAATTAATTTTCAAGATGATTCAGGTAATACTCAGTTAATGTGGGCTACTACGGCAGGACATAAAGTTATAGTACAATGGCTGCTTGATAAAGGCGCAGATATAAACCTTAGAAACAATTACGGGTACACCACTCTAATGCTCGCAGAGATGATGGAGCAGATGGAAATAGTAGAACTTCTAAAAACAGTTAAGAATAAGGAAAAAGATTATGAATAATATAATGCCAACAAATACCAATGAAATAGACCAGCATGTATGGTCTGCTCTAAAGAGCAGCTTATATAGCGGTGCAAAAGACGAGAGTATAAAAATGGTGCTTGACTATTGTAAGGCAGCTAAACTAGACCCTATGCAAAAACCTGTTCATATAGTTCCGATGAGTGTAAAAAATGCGCAAACAGGTAAGTATGAGTACAAAGATACGATAATGCCCGGAATTGGCCTCTATCGTATACAAGCGGCTCGTAGCAATCAATATGCAGGTGTAGGTGAGCCTGAATACGGCGAGGATGTCCAAGTTACTTTAGACGGAGTAAAAATAACTTATCCAAAGTGGTGTAAAATTGTAGTTAAAAAAATAGTCCATAATACTATTGTCGAGTTTAGCGCAAAAGAATATTGGATAGAAAACTATGCAACAAGAAATAAGGATTCTAGTGCTCCTAATACAATGTGGCTAAAAAGACCGTACGGACAACTTGCTAAATGCGCAGAGGCTCAGGCCTTACGTAAAGCTTTCCCTGAGATCATAAGCCAACAACCTACGGCGGAAGAAATGGAGGGTAAAACGTTCCATGAATTTAATGAATGCTCCGCAAATAATGAGCCGAAAAACATTACTCCAAAAGCCCAAACTTTAAGCGCAAGATTAGATGATTTAATAAATGTTGAAGAAACAAATATCCCTGTGGCAGCAAAACTTTCAAAACTAGTTTTAACTCACAACGTACCAAATGAGGTAGTTTATAAATGGTGTGAAAAAGCAGGAGTTTCCGCGCTCAATGAGTTAGATGACCAAAAAGCTACATCATGTATAGAATATATCAATAACAATTATATTAATGAAGCAGAAACCTTGAGTTGTAAAGATTTATAGTGTTTAAAACAGCAGAAACGATGTTAGCAAGATTATCAAATAAAGGAGATTAAAAATGAGAAGGGGTTGTAACGAAATTGACAAACATATAGGGAGTAAAATACTCTCACTAAGACTTGCTCTAGGACTTTCTCGTGATCAACTTGCAAAGAAACTCGATGTCACTCAGCAACAACTACAAAAATATGAGAAAGGTACAAATAGGATTTCTGTCAGTAGATTGGTTGTAATCGCAAAAGCTTTGTCGCAAGGCGTATCTTATTTCTACGAAGGGTTATGTGATGATAATGAGCCTATGGTAACTCAACATCAACGCATGTGCATCGAAGTATCTCGTAATTTTATGAAAATACAAAGCGCTGAACATCAAACGGCAGTCAATATTTTAATAAAGTCGTTAGCTTGTGATTCTAGATCTATGTTACCTTAGGTACTAATCTATTTAAATCTTTTTTAGGATCTTCTTCTTGTTCTGGTGATAAATTAATATCATTACCAGTTACTAGTTTATTAGCAAGTTCTACGATTTCTTCATATAAATTGTTAGAGCCAAATATATATTTAGAAAAAACAACAGTCCCAGCTAATATACCAAATATGAAAGACCAATTTAAAATAATCAAAGCAATAAATAATTTAGATTCTGCAATGAAATTGGCAATACGCTCTCTAAGCATTGTTTCCCTCATTAAATAAATTAGCCTCGGCAAGCCTTCTGTTAACAAGGCCACGTAAAACCTTACCATTAGCTTGGTTTATTTTTGAAAATTCTGTTATAGCCCCCTTATAATCTTTATTATTTAGTTTTTTTAATCCTAAACTACGAAGAAAATGACCGCTTCCCCAGTTGTATACTAAGCTTACAAGAGCATCGAATTGATTCTGGTTTAGAGGGGCTTTAACTAAAGTATTTACTGTGTTTTCAGCAATATCTGCATCTTGATCTAACAATGCTAATGCTTCCTTTTCTGTAAGCATTGTATAAGTTTCGCCATTTTGGATAACATGACCATAACCTATTGTAGCTTTACCAGCTGGACATAAATACTTTTTAGAAGAAAACCCTTCGTATTTTTTTATTAATTCAAGTCCTTTTGATGATATTTTCATGTAAATTAGACTTCCATTATTTTTACAGGATAAATAGCTTCTACCTGCTTTTTCTTTAAAACATACAGAGGCGTTTTTATTCCCTTAACATCTTCAATAGTAACGGTATCATCTTGCCAAAAGCACAGAAAATCACATACATACTTAACATTAGCAGGCAAATGAAAAGGGACTTGTCTTAGAAAAAATAATAATTCACCTGATTTTTCGAGTAGTCTAAGTTCTTTATAGCGTCTCGCCTCTTTTCTTGAGGCGAACTTAATACCATCAAGTTCTGTAGGAATTGCTCTGAATTTGTGTTTTAACACTACAGGCTAATCTCAAGTTTAATTTGCCTATTTCCCATAGATTTGTCTAAATCCCTATCCAGATAATTCTTAATATTTTGGAAAACTTTATAAGTAATATGATTCGCTAACTCATCAGACAAATCATTACATTCCTCATGCTCTTCATGTTTATTTTCTCCTTCCATATTTGATCTCATAAAGTCAAATACAGGCGAAATATTAAACATGTTATTATCTATTTGTCTTGGCTTTTTAGAGGCAATAGTTTTTTTGTCCTTAGAATCTTCTAAAATTGGATTTATACTGCGAGCATCATAAGGTTTGTCCATCTTAGGAAAACGCTTTACCATAATCTCTTTGTGTTCAATCATTTTAGGTAGATTAAAGCTATTTTTATTTTGTTTATCTAAAAATGAATGAATAAGACCATCAATTGAGTTTTCATGACCACTCATAACTTTAGGCATAGCAATCCCTTTAATTAATGGGTTAGCTGTACGAGTATTATAAGGTTGTGCAGCTTGAGGAAAGCGTCTAACCATATTTTCTTTGCGTTCAGCTATTTTAGGCAAATTAAAACTATTCTTAGGTTGCTTATCTAAAAATGATCCCGCAATTTCTTTCATATCACTTTCATGAGATTTCATAAATTTTGGTATAGATATCCCTTCAATAAGCGGATTCTTCGTTTTTTTCTCGATTATCTTGCGTCTTATCGCGAATTCTTTAGCTCCTACCATGATTTATTACCTATTTATATAAATAATTCTTGTTCAATATTATTATGACTTATTCCAAAAAGCAGCACGCTGAGCCTCTGGTACTCTTGTGAATTGTCCTTGATATGTTTTCCAATCATCAGACCCAAAGTATTCTCTACCAAGCCTCGCATTATCAGCCAAGAATTCACCTTCTGAGGGATAATTTCTATAAGCATACTGTTGATATTTATTCATTCGATTAAATTGTTCCATTGGACTCGCCGCCTTTTTTAAAGCCTCTAATCTTGCTGTTTCTTCTGACGCTCTTTGTGCCAAGTTTGCATCCCAAGCTTTATTATAACCCGCATGTCTTGCAGAAGACTCTCTGGCTGACTGACCCCAAATTTGCGAAATATTTCCGGCTGCTCGTATCTCTTTTTCAGCCGCAGCTAATTTAGCTCTCGCCTCCTCTACTCTCTTCCAATTAGCAGTAGAGTCGCCACTCTTGGATCCAGTAGTATTCCACCAGTTAGTAGCTTCATCAGAATCCCTAGTAGCATCAAGGAACCTTTGATTCATTAAATCGTTGCCTCTTTGTTTTTCAAATACTCCTAATTGCTTATATAAATCATTTATTGTACTGTCTCTAGTATCTAACTCCGCTCTACGTGCAACGTTTTCTTTTTGCAATTCACTATAATTAGTATTTAGTGCTGCTAATTGATCTAGACCTATCCCTCTGTTACTCAACCCCCTAAATACATCGCCTAAAGCTCCACTTCTAGCATTTCCTGCAATTACCCCTTTCATGTGAGGCCATTCCCAAGCAGCTTCATTTTGATAGTTTTTATATAAATCTTCATTTTCAGCTTGTTCATTCCCCCATTTAGTAGAACCTAGCTTATTCATATCCCTAATCTTACTAAGTGTATCACCAAACTCTTTTTGCCCCTGATCTCCATAGAGACCTAACTGCCGAAGATTAGAAAGTTGGCCTTGGTGCCCTAAGGTTAATTCAGATTTCATTGACTCTTGTAGCAATTTATTTCTCTCTCCAAGAGTAGCCTTTGAAACTTCTCTAGCTCTTCTTTCCGCTTCCCTCATGTGTTGTGGCGAGCCGTATTGATTAGCTTGAATAAATCGATTATTAATAGCGGCTAAATCTTTTTTTAATTTCTGTTTAGCCTCGTACTCAAGGCCTTCAACAGCACCACGCATTCTCTCCGGCACTGCTTCCTCAGCTCTTTGTCCAACACCCCTATCCGTCATTAATTGCCTAAGTAATGCTTTGCGTTGGTCATAAGAAGTATCTTTAAATTTAGGATTTACAGCTTCTAAAGTACTGTGCGAGGCTAATATTTCTGGAGGAAGATTTGCCATTAATTGCCCCTTATATGTAGCAGGAGCAGTTCTTGCGTCTCCCCAGCTTCCTACTGGCGCAGATACATCTACCCCATAAGCTCTTAGAGCTTGCAAGGCATCTTTTCCTGACTGAGCTTGAATGTCTGGGTGTGTTGATTCCATATTTGCGCTTAAAGGCCCAAGAGCTTCTCGTAGTCTTTCCATTCTTCTATATGGCGCAGCGGCCTCTTCGTTAAATTGATTTCTTTGAGCTTGATTAACTAAATTAGTATACCCATGCTTCTGAGCACCAAATTGCTCAAGCGTTCCGGTTAAACCCTCTCTACGAGCTTCTTTTTGAGCTTGTAATGCTTGAAGAGCTTTTACAAGCTGTTCATTACTCGACTGTTCTAAAACCCCACTTGCTCGACCTATATCTCCAAGCTCTCCTGAAGCTTCACGTAGCCCCATTTGAACATCTCTTTGACCCTTACCTCTAAACCTATCAATTCTTGGGTCGTATGACTCTCTAAATTGTTTACGCAAAGCACCTAGCATAGTATTGTCACTAAAATCTTGTTGCCGTTGTCCTAACATCCCCAGTTGACGAGTTGGATCAATCCCTGCATTAGAACGATTTAAGACAGTCTCTAATTTTCGTGAGTATGGAGCTGGTTTTCTAGCAAAGCCTTCCTTTAAAGTTCTTGCTCTTTGGGTAAGGCTAGACATTGGAGCTACTGTTTGCCCCTTATATACTGGATAACTTAAGCCCGAAAGTCTAGCTTGATCTCTAGCTAAAATCTTCGCTCCTTCCTCAAGAAGTTGCTCGGGAGCTAAATCAGATCCATACCCCCTACCATATTCACTACCCATACTAACCTCTTATTTTAAATAACTTGCTAACGATTTAGCCTTTGGCGGTAACTTATTGATTATACCACCTTTATGCTTACGTATTTTCTTTAAACCCATATCTAATTTTTTTGCACCGGCAGTATTATTGCCGTCTCCTAAATGAGCTACGACATCAGCAGGGATAACATACTCACCGTCAGAAAGCAGAGCCTGTATTTTATCATCTTGTCCATTAGTATCCCCTGCTATATAACGCCCTAGTCCTGAGGGATATTCCATTTCTTCTGCTTCATACATCATATGGGGAAGTGTTGAGCCGCCTTTTTTATAAGGTATAGGTTCGCCACTAAACTGAGGATTGTTATAATAACTTAGCCATTTGCCATGCTGTTTATATTCTTCTGGAGTATTACTTTTTCGATACATAGGTTCGATATTACCTAGCCGCTCTTCCGGTAAGAACTTTTGACGAGCGATCCTTCTTCTCATCTGTTCTTCTGCCAGCAAATTAGCTTCCATACCAGCTCTATCAGCAGGGCTTAATCTAAGTGCCCTTTCTAAACGTTTTTGTTCATCCGCTAGTTGTTCTGGTGTTTTTTCTTTCTTTTCTTTTGGTCGGTTCGCAAATGAGCTAGCAACTGACGCTAGAGTTAAAAGATTTTTAGGTTTAGTCAGAAAGTCTTTAGTGTTTCCTAGTAATTTATCGGTGAAACTCTCGTCACCAGCACTTACTCCACTTTGATATCTATTATAATTTTCTAATGCAGATCCTTGATTGTTAGCTTCAAACATCCTGGGGTTCGCAGCACCTTCTCCACTTCCACCCATTAAATTAGACAAAATATTCCCACTTCCACCAGCATTGGACAAGAAACTATTACCCGTATTTTCCATACCGAATAATCTACCAATTGAAGGTAAAATTGCATTCTGAGTCCCATAATTACTTAGACTCGAACCAAGACTATTAAATCCCAAAGAACTTGCTGCGGATCCTCCTAATGAGGCCGCGCTTGGAAGAAGCGTACCTATTGTCCCACCTCTTAAAGCTCCTTCCCCTAGACTTGAACCACGTAACCCTGCGCCGGCGGTTCCTCCTAAAGTGCCTCCTATAGTTCCACCTATTCCTGGCAGAAATGCATTACCGATTACAGCTGCCGCCGTAGGGATAACATATTTTTGACCGAAAGAAGTCATTCCCTTTTGTGATTTTTTAGGTAAAAGTTTCATTCCAACAGTTGCAGGTAACCCATAAGATAGCGTGTTAGAAAGATCCCCTCTAAATCCCCCTGCTCCCTTTTTTTCCCAATAACTTCCCGAACTACCTAACATCCCCCCTTTTGTCCCCGTCATTCCTCCTACTACTCTCCCTATAGTTTTTGGTACAAATGAAACAACATCCATTATCTTATCAAAAATATCCCCCCCAAATTGTGGCAATCCAGTTTTAGGATTAATAGTACCACTGCCCCCTAGATCTTTCAATATCATGGCTTCTAGCGGGTTTATATGAGCAAGTATAGTATCTTCACCCTTCCCTTGTTTTCTAATCATCTCAGCTAACATTGGATAAGGGCTATTTTCCACTTTATTTTTTTTCTTTTTTACAGCTCCACCATCAGCATAACTTACCTTATTGGGATTTTGCATATTAGCAGCAGGAAATGATTGAGATGGCGGAGTGGGATAAGGAGCATTATTACTCATCATATTAGATAGTACATTCCCTTGAGCATAAGGATTCTGCCCATAAGAATTTTGCGGCATTTGATTAAGATATGTATCTGTATTTAATGGCATAACTGTATTTTGATAACCATTATTAAATCTTGTATCAAACATTTTGACCCTCTTCTGTATTAGATTCATTATTAACAATTAAATAGACGACCTTCGCCCATTCTTGCCATTCCTTAAAGTCTTCTTTTTTAGCTCCTTGAACAATAGAAAACGGCGAAGGAACCCTACTACGTGCAAAAACACCAGTTCCAACTACAGCAGCTCCCCATTCTTGCCATTTATTTTCATCTTGTAGAAGGGGTAGAAATGCATTAGGGCGATCAGCTACTAATGCAGCTGCCCAATTGTTTAAAGTTATATACTCTGGCCAAATTACTAACATTATCTTGCATCCCCCATACCGAGTAATAGTATTATGTGCCCAACTTCAAAATTATCTATCGATCTAAATGTAAGGCTCATATTGCGCCCTTGCACTCTCATATCAAGTTTGCCTGTATCCCTTGAAAATTGTACCGGTGCACTAGTAACTACTGGACTTTGAGCATATTCTTGCGTATTAACTAGAACTTCAAATCTATCTGGTTGTCCAGTTGTAATTACAAAATCAGGTTCTATCCTTTGCAAATCTACCCATCTATTAATGAATTGAGAGGGCATTGAACCTCTGTTTGGTTTGGGTGGAAATGCTACCCATGAAAATATAGGAGTAGTAAAAGATGAAGGAATAGGAACTATACTTCTACCGTTTCCTTCTGCCTCATCTTGCA